ACTTACCTCCAAGGCAAATACCCTAGCGGAAGCCTACTCGTCGCTAGGCCGTGCAGGCGCTTCAGCTACCGCTGGTCCTGTAGGTATGCTGAACGCGATCAAAGAGGCCAATGAAGCCGCGCAGCGTGCCGCCGTTACCACGATGACGAGCTTTCAAGACCAGACGTCTAAGGTAATCGCGGAATACTCCCGTCGCGCGGACGCCGCTAGGCAAACCTCGCAGCAGATAGCTGACATGGAACGCGATCAGATGGCCCAAGTGCTGAGTTACCAGCGCCAAGGTGCTCTTGAGTACAAGCAGATGCTGTTGTCCCAGGAGGCTGACTACAAGGCCTATCTGGAGCGGTCTAAAGCCGCCGCAGCGGCAGCCCAAGCAGCCACCCCCCAGGGCATCTACAGCGCCGCAGGCATCAAATCACCCGAAGAGACGGCTGCGGGAATCCAGAAGATCACCGCCGCACAGAGTTTGCTGCGCCAAGAAGTCACCAACGGAGACATTACTTGGGGCTTGTATTCCGCGCGTACCGAACAGCTTACCGGGGGAATGAATCTCCTGACGGAAGGCAATTCTCGTGCGAGAGGGGAACTACGCCAGTTAGCAGCCGGGGCGGCGTCCCTCGCCTTCGAGTTCGCTGGCGCCGCCTTCGGTATCGGGATGGTCGTTGCGGCGCTCACCTCCCCCGCTATGCTCGGGGGAAAATACCTGAAAGAGATCGAGGACGTAAAACTCGGGATCGCTAGTGTCGTTCTGGCGATGGGCACGATAAATGGGCAGACGCTTACTTGGGGGCAAGCCTCTCAAGTAGCAGACGAACAGGTCAGGAAACTCCAGAACACAGCTATGTCCATGGCGGGAACCACACAGGAGCTTGCCAAAGCCTTCCAGGCCGTAGCGGCACAGGGTCTTGAGGCTGGAATGTCCATAGATCAAGTCAGGACACTGGCGATCGCTGGGGTAGCTGCGGGACGCGCTCTCGGCATATCGACTAATACCCTGCAACGCGACATCCGTGACATGGTTCTAGGGATACGCCCGAACAGTACCATCTTGTCGGCCTCCCTCGGCATAACGAAAGCCGATATAGACGCAGCAAAGGCTTCGTCAGGTGGACTGTTCGAGTACCTCGACGGGAAGTTGAAAGCTTTTTCGGTGGCCTCCGCGCAGTACAATAAGACTTTCACGGGTATGTGGGAGCAGATGTCAGAGATGTTCGCACGGTCATTCGCGGAGTCTACGGTGTCGATTTTCGATTCTACTAAAAAGGCTATGACAGACATCATGGCGCTGATAGGCACGGTAGACACTAAGACCTCTGAGTTACACGTCAACCCGGAGTTAAAAGCCGTGCTAGATAGCGTCATGTCCACCCTTAGCGGCGTATTCAATGTCATAGTCGCCGTGGTTAAAGGGTTATGGGAAATGCACAGCGCGATAATCCTGTTCGCCGAAGTGAAGCTGGGACTCGCCGCATGGGGGCTATTCCAGACCGCTGTAGCGAACTCCGCTATGGCACTAGGCCGTTGGGGTGTTTTATCTGTTGAAACCTCGATGGCGGTACAGGTCGCAATGGGAAAACAAGTCACGGCCACGATAGCGGGGGAAGAGGCTAAGACCACGGCGGTTGTGGAGGGGCAGTTAGCGCAAACGGAGGCTACTGCGGCGGGTTCCGCCGCGAGGAAAGTTATCGTTGAAGCAGAGACGGGTTTTACGGTTCTCGCGCAGCGCGAGAGAGCGTTGGCCGCCGCAACGGCTGGGGTAGAGGTTGTCGCAGCAACTGTCGCTACTACCGGGGGGTTCGCTGCCGCAGCAGCGGGAGTTTCCGCTTGGGTTGTCGGTATGGTTAGCGGTGTAGCAGAAGCGGCGCTGATCGCTGGCGCGATTTACCTGGTAGCGAAGGCCGTAGGCGAGTACATACCGTGGGTAAAGACCGCAGTTGAGTGGACAGAGAATTTCGTAAAAAGTTTACTGCACCTGGGTTCTTCCGCTGCCGCATCGGCGAGTCTATCTTCGGTGAATAATCAGATAGCGGCAAATACAGCGTCTATCGCCCGCTACAATGCTGAACTCGCCAAAACGCCAGCCGGCGCGGTCGGCACTACCTTGGGTTTGACTAACGGAACTTCAGCACAGGACACAATCAGGACGCAGATCGCGGCGCTTGAGCAGCAAAACTCTGCATTAGAAAAAACACGGGCCAATCTTATAACGACAGGAACCGCCACCGGGGCGTTCTCTGATCAGGTTTCTGGCGCGGTAGGCGCATCTAAGGAATTCGCAGCGGCGATTAAGGCCGAAGGGGACCCGTTAGAGAAATCTATGACGGCGCAAGCCCGCAGGATGGATACGCTAGACTCCGAATCTGCCGCCATCCGTAAATTGGCGATCCTGAAAACGAATTACGCAGCAGCGGAAGGAACCGCTACGGCGTCTGATCTGGAAGGTCTGAAAGAGAAGATAGACGCTACCGAATCTCTTCTCTCCGGCTATAAAGAAGCGGCCAAGTGGCAGAAGACGATAGCTGCTGACCAATTAGCAGTTGACCTCGCCCCGGCGGAGGGGAACGCCCAAAAGATAGCCAAGATAAAACTGGATATTGACAAACAGCGGCTGGAGGTCGCCGGAAGTCTTGTCGTCGCGGAAGAGAGGCTGAAAAACGTAGAAGCGAAATCTGGTACTTCGGACGCCGCTACTTCAGCCGCCATAGCGAGGGACAAGCAGATGGTAGCGGACATAAAAGCGCAGCAAGACGCGCTGGATGTTAAGCAGACGAACGCCATAGCCGCCCTCCCGAAAAGCCCCTACGCGAAAGAACTGGACGCCCTTTTAAAGTCCACCGCTGGGGTCGAGGCGGATACTGTAGCGATCCAAAAACGGATGGTAGCCGTTTCGGCGGGCATGGATAAAGATGAAGCCAGTGCGGTATCTTACAAGAATAGCTCCGAGATGGAGATGTCTATTGCGCATCAAGTCGGCGGGGTTAAGTATACCGAAGCGCAGAAATTGGCGTTATTGAATGCCGCCGCAGACAAGGACTGGGACGAACACATGAAGCGCGTCGCTACCGACCAAGCCGCCGAGGTCGCAGCGGCGTTCGCCAAAGGCGGGGCTATCAGCTCGGTAAACGCTCTCTACAATAAGTATTTCACCGATATGTCGGCGGGGGACAAAGTACAGGAAGAATTCTCTAACTCCGCCGATCAGACGAAAAAAGCTCTTGAAGCGGTACTCGTAATCCTGCAAAACCAAGCACCGAGCGAGCAGAGTGCAAAGGGAATCGCTAGCGTGGAAGCGGCCCTTACAAAATTGGGGAAAGCCACAACGTACGTGTCCGGTACGCTGAATCCTCTCGAAAACGCACTGGAAAAAACTAACCAGATAGCCAAAGACTCGGCCCTCTCACTCGCCGCCGTAGACGTTAAAGTCGCCGAAGCGGGCGGGGGTGTGTTAGCGGTGTTCAACGGGCAGATCGACAAACTCGCATCGCTTTCATCTTCATATTCCGCCGCGCAGGGCGAACTCGACGCTTTCAACGCCTCCCACGTTGCGGCCTCGGAATTGGTAGGGAAGGCGAAGACTGATTACGAAGCCCTTGAGAAAAATGTGGTAAATCTGAAGAAAGCGTACCTGGATGCCCGGAATGCGCAAGACCAATCCTTCGGCAAAGGCGCCGGCGAGGCATTTGGTGAGTACCTGCGGGCCGCGGACAACATGGCCGCGCAAGCCAAGACGCTTTTCGGTGACCTCTACAAGAACGCGGAAGATGACCTGACCAATTTCATCACCACCGGAAAATCGAGTTTCAGCAACATGCTCACCGGCATGGAGACCGACTTAGCTCGGATGGCGGCCAAGCAGATCGTGCTGTACTTCGCGGGGGTGGTATCCGGGGTAACGGGTCTCGGAACCTCAACGGCTGCTAGCGCAGCGTCCTCCGCGTCCGGATCGTCAGCGGGTTCTCTGCTCAGTAGTGCCGCCAGCACCGGGTACAGTTGGCTAACTGGAGGATCTACTGGAGGCGCGTTTAGTACCGCCGCACCGGCCTGGTACACGGCAGGCATCGCCGACGGGACTATCGCCACGGGCGCCACCGCCGTCGGGTCTACGGGTGCCTCTGTTGCTATGGGATCAGGTCAAGCCATGACCGGATCGATGATCGGTTCAGAATCCGGCACCTTCCTCGGCATGGGCCCGGTCGGGTGGGTAGCCCTTGCAGCTCTCGCCGCCTACGAGGTGGTCGGCAAAGACCCCGGCCCCGCACAGCGCACCGGCAACTGGGTTGGTGGTTTTGGCGATCCGACCAGCTCGACCAACAATCACTGGTTTACGAATTCCGCTGCAATGGGTACGGATGTCGCGTCGTCGAATCTGCAGACCGCCGAACAGTCGATGATCGCCAGCCTCGGCCTTACAGCCGATCAGATCAAGACAATAAACACCAACATTTCCGCTCTCTCCGGAAAGCAGTATGGCTTCGGGCAGGAAAACGGGGACCAAGCCGCCGGGACCGGCATCGCCATGCAGCAGATTATCCATGATCGGATGCAGGCGGTGGCGGATGCACTGGGAGAAAGTCTGAACAAGTTGGTCTTGGATCTTACTTTCAATTTCAGCAAAAACGCAGATCAGTACACCAAGATATTCGGCACCTCTATCAACACTACCGACATCGAGGGGGCCGCGGTCAAAGTGAACGGCGTCACCGAGACGGTGGTCCAGACATTTACCCGATTGTTGCCTATTTTCCAGTCTACTGATGCTGTGGCGGCGCTGATGGGCAAGAATATCGCTACGGCCTTCGGCGGGGTAGGACTCTCCTCCGAATCGGCACGAGAGGATCTGATAAAGCTTATGGGCGGCTTGGATCAGATGGGTACTACGGTTCAGAATTATCGCACAAACTATTTCAGTGCAGAGGAGAACACCGCAGCAGGACTACAAACTCTGAGTACGCAGTTTACTGCTTTAGGCGTGACCATGCCGACTACGCGCGATGCCCTGCGGCAGATGATCGAGGGGCAGGACTTGTCCACCGAATCAGGGCGCACATTAGCCGCGGGGTTGCTCAACCTGAGCGGTTCCTTCGCCAATCTGGTGCCCGCTATCCAGGCGGTCGCCGACACCACCGCGCAGACGATCAATTCCATCGGCCAATCGCTATCCGCCATAAACGGGAATAACAGTTTCTCAACGGCGGCGGCACAAACCTTACAGATTTCCACGTTTTCAGCGGTAAATGCCGCAATGCCGTGGATCACCTCGATAACCCAATTGGCGTCGATAACCGCCGATGACGCCTCTCACTATTCGGCGGCCAATCAGCAACTGATCTCCACCGCCCTCGGTGCAGCTGCGACGCTGGCTAACTTGCAGCAACAAACGGCAAACGCGACCTCTACTATTTCGGCGGCAACCCCAGTCTTCTATTCCGCAACCCCAGCGGTGAGCGATTTCACAACGGCGGTGGTGGACGCCACTACCAACCTGTACGGCATGGATACTTGGCTAGCCGGGATAACGCAGAACAGCGCCCTTTCTCCGCTTACGGCTGCCGAGCAACAGGCCGCCGCGGAGACCCAATACGTCTTGGACGTTGCCCGTGCGGGTCTTGGGGATGTGACGGCACTGGGTAACATCACCAAGGACGCGGATGCCTACCTGACGGCCACTAAAAATGTCAGCGGTTTCGGCAGTGATTATTCCGCAGTGTTCAGCAAAGTCACCGGGCAGGTTGGGCAACTCGTCAACCAGCAATCCGGTAGGCCGGTGAATTCCGACGACATAGAGGCTTTGCGCCAAGAGATAAAAGACGAGAAAGAGGTTGTTGCCAGACTTCTGGAGAAGGGTAACGCCGATGCGAAGGCGGCAGCAATAGAACTCCTGACGGCTATTCTCGACAACACCAATAAGGTTGTATCAGCCACAGTTAGCACTTCTGTTCTAGGGACGACAAACTAATATGAGCATAAACGGTGCAAGCATTGATCTCTCCCAAGCAGGTGACGAGGAAGCCTTTCAACTATGGCTCCGCGACCCTGCTTCTGCCGTCGCGCACCTCGTTGAGATCGACTACAACGGTACTTCGGCGGTGTATCCCAACTGGTCGGTGTTTACGGTCAAATCGTCCGACAGGTCGGATTTATCCTTCACCGGCTACCCTGATCGGGTAAAGAGTATCGGGTCTTTCTCGCGCCAGATCGGAACCCGTTTCACCGGGGTGGTTACCGCCACACTGGGGGATATCGAGTTCTACAACACCGATGGATCGCTGGATAGTTGGCACAACCTGAGCTTCGACGGGCAGCGCGTCCGGGTTCTGTACGGCGACCCTGCCTGGCCTCGTGAGCGTTTTCGGATTCTGTTCGAGTGTGTTGCCGAAGTGGCTACCGCCGTTGCATGGGACACTTTTAAATTGCGTTTGCGGGGGATAGACTACAAATCCAACCTGCCGTTGCAGACCAATCTGATCAGTACGGTCGCCACAAACAGCAGCGCCAATCTGCCTATCCCTAAAGCCTTTGGCAGCGTAACGAATGTCGAACCTGCCGTTTTGGACGTGGTGAACTTGATCTATCAGTGGAACGACGGCGCGGTCACCAGCGTTTCGGATGTCAGGGATGGGGGAATCCCCTTCAAGACCGCGCATTCAGTTATCTCGGCGGTGACAGGTAATTTGATTACCACGTCAACTACCCATGGATTCTATGCGAACACGAGGATTCGTAGCGACATCGGCACCCTCCCTACGGCTGACTTGTGGTACGCCTCGGCGTGGAATGGGCAGATATTTTGCGCTATCCGATCAGCGGCAAATAAAGTCGCCATTTCCTCAGACGGAATAAAATGGACTGAAGTTGGCAACTTGACAGGGTTTATCACATGGCATGGGATCACGTGGAACGGCAGGGTGTTCTGCATGGTTGGCGGCTCTGGTACCTACGCCACATCCCCGGATGGTATTACATGGACGCAAGGGCAACTCCCCGGCTTCGGTTTCTTCACACAATGGGAATCCGTGTGCTGGAACGGGGCGATATTCTGCGCAGTGGGCACGAATTCCAATACCACTACTAAAGCCTGCATGACCTCTCCCGATGGGCAGACCTGGACACTCCAGACGATGCCCTCGTCGGCCACCTGGATGTCGGTGGCGTGGACTGGCCTGGTGTTCTGCGCTGTTGCAGGCGGCGTAGCAACAACCGCTGCGGCTACCTCAGCCGACGGTGTAACATGGGTCGCCAGAACGATGCCCTCGTCCTCTTACTGGACGAGCATAGTATGGAATGGTCTAGTACTCTGCGCCATTTCCAGTGGGTTGTCCGGAGCTACCGCGGCGGCGACCTCTGCGGACGGAGTTTCTTGGGCCGCCCAAAACCTATCCTCCTCTCATCGTTGGCGTTCGTTGGCGTGGAACGGCTTGGTGCTCTGCGCTGTCGCTTTAGACGCGTCTGTGGCCTCTACGTCCCCTGACGGTGTAACATGGACTGATAGAACGCTACCGGGGGCGACCAACTGGAGCAGCATTTCATGGGGTGCCTCGATCTTCTGTGCAATCGCCTACAACGCGACTTATTCCAGCGTATCCACTGACGGAACATCATGGACTCCCGTATCGGGAACGCTGCCCTCCCCGTTGGTGCATTCCACTGACTATTGGGTTATCCCTGACGGCCTGACCGCAACTGCCTTCAAAGTTTCTGCCTCCCGCGGCGGGCCTGTTCTCACCCTCACCAACACGACAACCGGTGGCGCGATAATCGGCTACCACTGGACCGCCGATCTGACGACCGGAAAGGTGTCTCTATCCAGCAAATCGGCGGGAAAAGTGACGTTGGACGGTTTGGCGGGTAGCACCGATGCCTCTACGATAGCGGTGAGTGCATTATCAGCGACGAACATCGACCCTTCCTCCCAAGCCAAGTTTAAAGCGGTTTGTACACAAACGATGGGCATTTATGTGAAAGATCGTCGTAACCGCATAGACGTGGCAAACGATGTCCTGAACGGCATCGGCGCCTGGTACGGCTACAGCCGGGAGGGAATGCTTCGCTTCGGGCGCGTGGAAGGCAACCCCGCGAGCTACGATTTCGTACTGGCGGAAGACGACATGACGCTAAACTCTCTCTTGATCGAGAGCATTGTCAAGCCTGAAAAACAGCACCGGTTGTCGTTCAAGAACAACTGGACTAACCAGAACGGGGCCTTGTTCGCGGGTGTCAGTGCGGATCAGCGGGCACTCTATTCCAACGATTCTTCCGTATCGCTTGCCTCTACGAGCGCCGACGTTGGCCCCAACGGGTCTTTCCATGCCCTCGCGGTGATCCCTGATGCGCAACCCACCATGCTTGCTTTTTCCTCCGATGCCGCAGCAGAGTCAACCCGGCTGGACGCCATGTACTACGGGTGGGGCGCTGTGTTCAGTTGTGAGGTTGGCCGCATCGGGACTCAGTTCGATATAGGTCGTGTGGTAAAAGTGACCCACTCGCGGTACAATCTTTCCGGCGGGGTGAATATGACCTGCGTGTACGCTGAAGACAACCCCACGGCGGACAAGGTAAAACTGAAATTTTTTGTCGCACTTGCGGCATATACTCCTGGGCAGCTATGAGCAATCTGACGATAGGGTATTTAAACCGAGCGGTTAGTGCTGCCCTGACGGCCTCGCCGGCAGCGGATGCGCTTTCCCCGGTTACCTATCTGCAAAACGGGGCAAGAGGATTCCGGTTCGCTGCGGTGGCGACAGGTGCGCAGGCTATCCTCGGGGCGTGGGGTGGAACAGCCTACACGCTGGGTTGCGTCCATCTCGACCGCACCAATTTGGTCGATGGCGATACTTGGCGCGTACAATACTATTCGGATGCCGCGTGGACGACCCAGGTCTACGATAGCGGGACTATCGCACCTTTCGCCACAGGTCTGTACGCAGATTGGGACTTCAGTAACGCCGAGATCTTCACCCCAGTAACTACGGGGGTCAAGAGCTTCAAAATCACCGTCACGTCGGCGGCGGTATTCCATGCCGCCTGTTTGTTCGTCGGCCCCTACAGCACCGCACAGTACAATCCCCGAATGGGGTTGGTTCCCTCGTGGGATACGAACTCTACCCAAGCGAGGCAGGATGGGGGGTCTCTAGGGGCGAATGTCCGCGCACAATGGCGTTCTCTCGCCTTTGACATGTTCGCCAGCAACGAAACCGAGCGCGCCGCGTGGATGGAGATAGGCCGTTATTCTGGCAACACCAAACCCGTGTGGGTTTCGGTATTCCCTGGCATCGGCGGCTCGCAAGAACGCGATCATTCAATTATGGGAAAATTTGAGCAATCTCCCGCAACGAAATGGTCAGAATATAATCTGTACGATTTTTCTCTCAAGCTAAACGAGGTTTAAACCATGTCCCAAGTGCTGCTCAATAACACGTCAACGAAACTTGTCGCAGCGGTAGCGCCCGGCGGTACCACGATCAACGTGACCGCTGGCGATGGTGCACTATTCGCCCTTGCCACGGGCGGGAACACTATCCGTGCAACGCTGGTGAAAATCAGCGGGTTCAAAGAAATCGCGTGGGAGATCGTGGACGTTACGGCGCGGTCTACTGATGCGCTGACCGTCACCAGGGCTAGGGAAAGCACTTCGGCACTCTCTTTCGCCATCGGGGATCTGGTTGATGTGCGTTTTACGGCGGGCGCCGACTTGTCGGCAATGGGCTTCGCTACGGTCGCGCAAACGCACGGGAAAAATCTTCTGGTAAATCCCGGTTTTACGGTAAACCAACGCGGGTACGTGTCCGCCGCTACGCTTGCCGCCGGGTCGCTCGGGCATGATCGCTGGATCGCGGGTGCGGGAGGTGGTGATTATTCATTCACGCAACTCGCCAGCAACACGACAATCACTATCGCGGCCAACAAAACCCTAATACAGATCGTAGAAGACAAACTGGTCCAGGGCGCGACATATACCCTTTCGTGGACGGGGACGGCCAAGGCTCGGTATGCCGTCAACAGCGCGACCCCTGCCGGCTCGTATGTAGCCAGTCCTATCACCATCACTGGGCAGACTCCAGGTACTGTGATGAGCGTGGAGTTCGGAAACGGCGCATCCGCCGGGACGCTGGTAAATGCGCAGCTCGAACTGGGGGCATCCGCCACTTCGTTTGATTATCGGTCTCCGGGACCGGAGCTCGCACTGTGCCAACGCGATGCCGAATTGTGTGGCGCGGGAGGGACCGGAAGAGCGATATCCGCGACCGTGATTCAAGGGCCGATAATATTTAAGGTCACAAAACGGGTTGTTCCTACCGTAACTCTTTTTGCACAGGGCGTGATAGTTGAGTTGGGCGTAGCAACGCGAACCGGATCTGGTGGAACATTAACAGTTAATACGGCCCCGACTGTCAATGGGGGCGGATACTATGACTTATCCGGTTTTTCGAGTATGACATCCCCAAATATGGTCTTGGTTGGAAATGATTGCCTTCTTGCTGCGACGGGGAGATAAAAATGAAAAAATTATTTTTGATCGCGGTACTCGCAGCTTCGCTGGCCGGCTGCGGCGGCGGTAATGCGCCGTCATCTCCGGTTACCGTGCCGGACGTTGCGCCAGTACAGCCCGCGACTATTCCAGCCGGCTTGCCGGTTGTCGTTCCAGTATCTCCGACTCCGACTCCGGTCACAACACCGACTGTTACTGTTACACTGACCCCACCAGCGCCAGACCCAATCCCTATTTGCGCATTGTCTCTGATCGACGCGACGTTCTTACCTGGAGTGACCAAGCAAGTCCGCGCTACGTGTGCGCCTGAAGCCGCGAGCTATGTCTGGAGTGACAACCTATACGGATGTGCTACAAACACCTGCCCCATTCAATTCACATTCCCGGACAGTTACACGGTAACCGGGAAAAACAAGGCTGGAGTAGGTGTATCGGTGTCGATCTACTACGCACCCGTTGCCCCTGTATCGCCTCCAGTGCAGCCAGCGGCACCAGAACCTATCCAACCTACGGTAACGCCAGTACAGCCCGTTGTGGCTGCGCCACCATCTCCTGAAGTGGTGGGCGTCTGCTCGCGCAACAACACCAACCATGTACTAACCCCGCCGTCTGACCACGGCCACAACTACAACACTTATACCTCGCATGGATCGTCTGATTCGTTCCAGTTCGATACCGCCGGAGAAGGGCAAGTAGGCAGTATGATCAGGGAGGAAAGCAGCATTTCAAATCCAGTTGTGGGTTTTGTCCACATATCCCCATTTCAATGTGATTTTACCTATCCAGATTACGGGAATTGGGATGGATGCGGAATGTCTCAAGGGGCGCAAATTGCCCTTCAATACCTCGTTGAAAGCGTGAATTCAAAGACGTTCGGAAAATGTAGCTTGAAACCCTATACAACTTACTACATCAATATCCGCAATGAGGATGCCGGGTTTAATTCAACTGCCGTGTCGAGAGGAGTTGACACTTGCCCAGAAGGGCAGACGTGCAGTTTCCTTTTCCAGTACCACTAAGGACTGACGATGAAGACGATTGTTGCGATTGTTCTTGTATTAACTTCGTTCCTGGCTTGCGCCGATGGTGTTACGATGGCATTCAAGAACGGCGTGGCGGTGCCGCCAGCTATCGGATTGACCAGCTCACTGGAAGCCAATACGGAAGCATCCGGGTCATCGTTCCGGTTGTTCCGCGACGACATCGCAAATAATACCCTTCAGCCTGGATCACTCTTCGAGACGAAGGTTGACGGGTCAACCGGCCAGGCTTATGCCTCTTTCGCTGTCTACGGAGTGGCCCGAAGCGTGGGCCAGATCGGGACATGGGGAGTTCACGATATTACCGGTGGTAATTTCAGAGCCTACCTGGATAACGACGGCTGGGCTGCTGGGGTTCACGCTGATTGCCTAGCCAGAGGCGCGGGCGGAACGTGCATCGGTGTGAACATCGAGTTCCCCCAAGTGAACCCAGGTAATCAGGCGATCGGGATCAATATCCAGCCGGATTTTAACTCGCGGAATCTCGTCGGCCTACAGTTTCAAAATCCGCGATCCTACAAGTACGCCATTATCGCCCAGAATACCAACTACGTATTCGGCCAAGTAGATGCTGTCCCATTCGGTTTTAGATTTAACCCTATGACGCAGAAATTAGAATTCTTCCGCGACATCGGCCAGCCAGGCGAGACCCGGCGTGGTGCGATAGACATGAATTTTGAAGCACCAGATTCGCAACTCAACAAGTAGAAATAAAGGGCTAAAAATGAATACCGAGATCGCGTTGTTCGTGCTGAGTGGGGTGTTCGTGGTCCTGTGGTGGCTTCTCAGAAATTGGGTGTCTAACCTGGAAAAGAGGATCGATGAAGCGTTAAAGAGGATCGATGAAGCGTTTAGACTCCATCAAGTAGACGCGGACAGGTTGCGGGATCTTGAGATATCCATACCCGAAAAGCACTACATCAAGCCCGAACTGGATGAAAAATTCAGGGGTCTCGAAGGAGCGTTTAGAGAGGGGACTAAAGAATTGAGTGCTAAATTCGATAATCTGATAGCTGCGCTTCTGAAGCCGCGCAATGGTGTATGAAAACCTACCAGCCCGTGTTAAACCGTTGCCCTATATGTGGGGTGTTATTCGCACCCGAGAGGGAGGAGGACAGGTACTGCCCGGAGCACGATCCTCGTCTTGAAACCCCACGAGATTTTGAGCAACTTAGGAGGGAAAAATGATTACTTTGGAGCAATACTTCGGACCTTGGGCTGACAGCGATGATGCTACCGATGAACGCCGCGCGAATGCCGCCGCACTACTCGCCGCCGCCGGTCAGTTAGAGATTACAGCGCGAAACGATGGCGTACCCTTCCCGACTAACCCCGCAACAAATTCAGGTGTGTCGGGGCAGAGATACGGGGGGTTTAGGCCGCAAGCGTGCGTAATCGGCGCAGCTAGCTCCGCGCACAAGCAGGGATTGGCCGTTGACTTGTTCGACCCCTCGGGAGCGATAGACGAATGGTGTTTGGCGAATCTTGACAAACTTGAAGATTGCGGTATATACATCGAAGCTCCAGACTCGACCAAGGGTTGGTCCCACTGGTCCACCCGCGCGCCCCGCTCGGGCAATCGCGTTTTTATTCCGTAGGAGGGAAGTATGAACTGGCAACTTATTCGGGCGAAGATCAGGGGTTCCTATAAGTCTTTTGTTGTGTGGATCAATGGGCTGGCGGGCGCAGCCGTGGCTGGCTTACCAATGCTCCAAGACAACCTTCCTGGCGTAATGCCCTACATTCCGCCGCGCCTCATGTCCTATGTACAGGGTTTTATTGGGACGATCGTATTCATAAACATCCTGTTGCGCCTTAAAACTAACAAGGGACTGGAATCGAAATGACCGATACTCTACTGGCTGAAACACAAGCCGAGATCGAACGTCTCAAGGCTATGGCCCAGCCTCGTTACACCGCCTCAGGACTGACAAGACGGGCCGAGCTGCTGTTCGCCGGCCTGATCCTCGTCGGCGTGCTGGTGTTCATCTGGGATCGCCTTACGCCCCCTCCTTCGCCCGTAGGGGCGTATGCGGTAGCAGTACCGAATAAGGTACTCGCATCCGTGCCGAAAGAGGTCATTCAGCCGAAGAGTCTCAAGGTGTACTCCAAGCCCGCGAAAAAGAAGTTGAACCTGCCTGACGAGATCCAGCAGGACGATAACATGTACGTCCTGTCTTCATCGACCTTGAAGCACGACTACCACCCCCAAACGGTTACTACCATCGTGGACAAGGAAACTGGCGAGACCCGAGTGTTACCCCGGAGGGAAGCATACCCTTGGTTCGCTTTCGAGCAGACTGGAAGTACCGAACTGACGTGTGGCTTCAAGACTATCTCAGGCAAGACCTGTCGGGGGGAAATCAGTGAGTACGTCGTCCAGGTTAAGGCTCTGCACCTCGGCGGCAAGGTGACGCTGGACAGTGACGGGTCAGGCTACGTGGGAATCGGGCTGAAAGGTAACTGGTAAGCATTTGACTCCGCTAGGTTTTAGTGCTACAACACGCCAGTAGCATATTCCCACTTTGCGGAGTACCTGACAGATGGCGACAAGACCCTGTACGAAAGAACACCTCCAAGAAGCCTACGACCTGATCTCAGTCTACGGGACCGCCCATGCGGCATCCTTAAAATCTGGCATCCCACAGGGCACTCTAGCTCACCGTTACCGAATCGCTGTAGCAGAAGGCTACCAGTCCTCCGTTCACGAATCAATCATCGCGGCTGTACAACTCGGCAAACAGAAACAGCGCCTCCAGGACGTGCAGCGGATCGAACGCAAGGGTTTCAGGGAGCACGCCCGGATCGAGAACGCGGTCTCCGACTACGCGGAGCAGATCGCCAAATTGCTAAAACGTCACCGTTTCGCGGACGTACCAGAAAAGGGTACGAACATACCCAAAATTGGCAAAGCTGGCGGCATCATACACATCTCCGACAACCACCTCAACGAACGCGTCAGCCTACCCAACAACACGTTCGACTGGACGGTTGCAGGTAAGCGGCTCAAGAAACACGCCGAACGCTGTAAGGGGCTCTGTAGGGCCTATGGCGTGACTTCTGTTCTGGTCGCCATGACCGGCGATCTACTGAACAGTGATCGCCGGCTGGACGAACTGGTCAGTAACGCCGGAAATCGGGCCAAGGCATCGGTACTCGCGGTCGACATGTACCGGCAGCTTATTCTCGACTTGGCGCAAGACTTGGACGTGACTGTAGCCGCTATCTCGGGTAACGAGTCCCGCATTCCGCATGACGTGGGATGGGCGCCGGAGGTAGCCAGCGACAACTACGATTTCACGATCTACGAAATGCTGCGCTTGATGCTTGACAACAAGGTCAATTTCGTCACCCCTTCAGATCCTTCGCAGTTGGTGGTAAACGTCGGCGGCCAGAACGTGCTGATGATCCACGGGCACGGCGCCATTGGTAAGGATGCTCAGAAGTCGGTACAGGCTATCAAGGGTATGTGGCAGGCCAAGGGGGTAGGGATCGACATGGTGATCTGGGGCCACATTCACGAAGCCCTGATTGCCGATCAGTACGCCCGGTCGAGTAGCCTGGTGGGCAGTAACAGCTACGCCGAGAATGCTTTGGGCTTGGTGGGCAGGGCATCGCAGAACTTCTACGTGCTGCACGAGACAGGCGGGTTCGACGGCATCAAGATCGACTTGCAGAATACCGATGGTGTTGAAGGCTACAAGTCGAGAAAATCACTTGAAGTCTACAACACCAAGTCAGCGGACAAGTGTCACCATGCTGAGACTATTTTCCGAGTGGTGATTTAGACCTCAGTCCGCCAAACTGATACCTTTTTCACTAACGCGAGATAGCCCAACCCGACCACGGCGAATACGAGGATTGAAAAGAGCGCGAATACCGCCCATGGAAGAAGCGGAAATACGACTCCGATTTTCCCAGCCGCACGCACCCACTTCCGGCTCGATTCTCTTGTAATTTTCTCGGAGGGCTGTACCCATAGATCCAGCCAATCCTCTAAAGTTTTTAGGTCCATATCACCACCCCGCCTTCTTGATCGTAGGGTTCATCAGGAAATGCGCCTGCACCTTGGACTGGATCACGATCGGCTCCTTCGTCATCGGGTTCTGCCCCATACGCTCCTTGCGTACCTTGGTCACGAACTTACCAAGGCCGGGGAGCATAGTCTCATCGTGCCAAGCCAGGCCGGCCTTGACGATACCCTGGTAGGCGTCGAACACTTCCTTGACCTGCTCCTTGGTGATAGAGTGGCCGAGGTTGCTGGCGATCTTGCGATAGAGTATGGTTGCGTTAACCATTTTTGTGGTTCCCTTTTACAAATATCTATGCACGAGCCAGCCGACAGCGAGCAACGTGGCGGGGGACAGGAAAGCGTAGGCTACCGCTCGGGCCATCTGTGCCACAGGAGTACCGATCTCTTCCGTTTGGGGCTGGTAAGTAAGCGTAAGCAGGCGCACCGTCAGGGCTAACCCGGCGGCGAACTTGAGGCTCAAGGCCGGGAGTGCGAACACCGGAACGATGAACCACGCCCACGACACTGTGAGAGCGTACCCTTGCCATAGCAGAGCCGAAAAAGCGAGCGCCAGCGAGAGCAAAATTATCCCGCAATACAATGCAAATTTCATCTCAATCCTTTCTGTTTAGCCAACCACGCACTGATCACGATTCGCCCTTCCATGTGCTGCATTTCCAGGACGTGGCTGATTGGAAAATACCACTCTTGACTTCTTCCTTCGCCGAGATCGCGGGTTACGCGGATCGCTCGCCCTGCTGGCGGGTGCAGGGTGACTCCGGTTAGGGTGAAGCGTTCGGGGCTCACTTCTTGTTGCCTGTTACGTGTCTGCGGCCAGGGCCTTTTTTGGTGTGGCTTGGGTTTTTCACTTCGGTTCTCCTTGGTTGAATTGAGCGGATAGATTAACAGATGCTAAGTTACTGGTCAAGAGGTTTTGTGACGTTTCATAGCCAGTCTGAGCGTGTCCTGTACCGAGGCTTTGGACTCCAGCCGTTCAGCTACGTCCTCGTCCAGCGTCCCCGCGGCGATCAGGTTGTAGACGTACACCGCCTTCCCGGTCTTGGCCTGGAACTGCCGCATGGGGCCGATCCGCCCGAGCAATTGTTGGTGGTGGCCGAGGTTCCACGTCTGCGAGAAGTTGACCATTATGTGGCAGTGGTCCTGGAGCCCGTCTACGCCGTGCCCGACCGACGCTGGTTGGGCGAATGCTACCGGGAAGCGTCCAGTCTTGAACTCAGCCATCTCCTTGTCGTCAGATAGCGACTTGCCGTGCGGGTATCGCTTCTTCAGGCGCGCCAGATCGCTTTTGAACTGATACGCCACCATTACCGGCGCCCCTCCGCACTCACCAAGAATTTCATCGAGAGCATCTAACTTCTCGTCGTGGATGACGCGGTATTCTCTGGCTTTCGGATGGTCGTCATCGCCCACCTCGGGGTTCAAATAGATGGCGCCCGAGCAGCACTGGAGCAACTTTTGCGACCTGGCCGCTGCGCTGAAAGCCTCCACTTCCGCGCCGCACTCAAGGGTCATGAAGTAGTCTTTCTGCATGTCGTCGTAAAGCTGTCTAGCTTTCTTCGGCAGGTCAACCATGATATTCCGCACGATAGGCTTCTTGAGGTCGAACCAGTCGTTCTCGTCTATCGTGATGCAGATGTCCCTGAGTGCGGCCTGTATCTGCTCCTGCGCGTGAGGCATGGCGACAGAGCCGTAGCCGGATGGGTTAGGTTTAAACCACCTCTGTTTGAACGCCTCAAAGGTTCGCCCAAGCCGGTTGCCGCGGTCAAGATACCAAATTTGGCCCCAAAGATCCTGTAGCCCGTTCGGTGATGGCGTGCCTGTGAGTTCGGTGATCCACTTTATCTTGGTGTGGGCAACCTTCCCGAGCGCGGCGGTGCGGTGTCCGCCTTGGCGCAGACGGAACCCCTTGACCTTGTCCGATTCGTCGATTACCACATTGCGAAAAGGCCACCTGTCGCCGAAGTGGTCAACCAGCCAGGGAATTTGCTCAAAATTTGTCGTGAAGATTTCGGCATCGTAGCGCAGCGCCTGCAACCGCTCCTGTTCTGTACCGATGATCGGAACCACGCTCAGGTGCTTCAGATGCTCCCATTTCTTCACTTCGTTGCTCCAGCCGGTCTTGGCTACCCGGAGGGGCGCCAGAACGAGTGTAGGGGCGCTCTCGCCGGCTAGAATGCGTGCGTCAATCGTCGTTGCGGTGGACACCGTTTTGCCCAACCCCATGCCGGCCCACGTCGCCGTCCTCGGGAGATCTAGTTGGTGCGCGTTGATCAGGTGCTCGTAGCCGTGGAGGTCGGACAGGGTCAGGAGTTTCTTGGGGGTGGTGGTCATATTAGGTCAAGTCCTGCTGCTTTTTCTATTCTGCTTTTGGCGATCTGGAAATACTCTTCGGAGAGTTCTACGCCGATGAAGCGCCTGTTGGTGTTCATACATGCTACGCCAGTAGTTCCAGAACCCATCGTATTATCGAGAACTCGTTCGCCCTCGTTGGTGTAGGTGCGGATCAGGTATTCGCAGAGGGCTACTGGTTTTTGGGTGGGGTGCACGGTAGCGCCGTCATTTGCGAACTCAACTATCTGCGTCGGATAGTTAGTGAACTCCCGCACAAAACTCTCCTTGTGCCCGGGGCGCGCGAACCTATGCCCGCCATCCGCAGAATCGGCTTTACACGCCTTTATACCGGATACTGTTTTACCGTAGGGCGTAAGCCCTTGCGGGAAATAGGGCATCCGCCGCTCCGACTTATTCGCCACCGTCCCCTCACTGAATACACTGGCTATCTCGTGTTTGTTCATCGGTTTGTTCTTCGCGTTGGTGAAGCCGAGCGCTCTAGACTTCGACCAAATCCAATCGTATTTAAACATTTCGAGGGCACTCATGCGTAGCGAACTGCTAAAGGGTTCCGCCCCAAACAAAACAATCGCCCCGTTCTTTTTCACGATCCGCTTATACTGTGCCCACAGCGGCTCAAAAGGGATCATGGTATCCCACTTGCAATCCGTTGTCCCGTAAGGCAGATCGCACAAAACCATATCGACTGACCCGTCAGGAATCCCCTTCATCAGTTCCAGACAGTCGCCTTGCATTAGTTCAAACAAGATCATCTCCATCACCGTACAACCCATCAATCTGCTCCTTGGTATCAACCACGAGCACGGTGAACCCCCTGGCCCGCAGCTTCGCGTGCTCCCGTTCCTGTGCGACAGTAGGTTTCGCGCCAGGGCGTTTGCACTCGACGAACGTCACACACCCTGCCATAGCGGAATCCCCAAGAGCGGCTGCGAGAGCTTCAAACGCTCGTGGGTCAACTTCACGTCCTTTGAACAGTGGGTTTCTCTTGAGCAGCGCCAGCATGTCCGCGTTTACGGCGTCTTTGCTGCCCAGCAAAATGCGATCAGGGACCGCGCGCCTCTGAGGACTCGTAAATTTAAGAGACCACCACCCGGCTTTGGCGGCCTTAGTGTTGAGGTCTTTTTCGATGTCGCGTTCCAGCAGTTCACGCTTCTTCACGGCTCGAACCCCGAAGTTGTCGGTGTTGACTATTCTCATTTCATCTTCTCCTTGTCTGCAATTTCAAATTTAGCTTCCAGCGCGATCAGCTTCTCAAGCAGCAGGATCTCGCGGGTTTTGCTGTCCGAGAGTCGCTGTTCGAGGTGCGCGATCCGCTCTCTTAGCATCTGGGGGTTGGTTGGGTTCATTTTCAGTAAAATTCTACTTCAACACCAGCTTCGGAAAAAAGTAGAGCAGCGATCTCGAAGTTGGTGGCCCACCTGCCATCGTTGTCTGGCAGCGGGGCGTATACTTTGCGGATACCGGCTTGGATGATCGCCTTGGCGCATTCGTTGCACGGGTGGAGGGCGCTGACTAGCAGTTCGCAACCATCCGTGCTGACGCCAGAACGGGCCGCGTTTGCGACGGCGTTCAGTTCTGCGTGGGCAACTAGGCTATACTTCACTTGACGGTCATTGAGCCGTTCTGGCGTGTCCGATACCTTGCGCGGGAAACCGTTCCAGCCCGTCGATCTGATCTCCATATTCGGGCCGAAGATCAGGCACGCTACCTTCGTGCTCGGGTCTTTGGACAGTTTCGCCAATTCATGCACTACGCCGATGAAAGCTAGTGGGGTCAGCATTTCTCCGCCCCTCGCGCCAACAGTTCTGCTAGCTCCTGTACCGCTTCAAAGAACTCATTCTTTTCGGCAGGCCCTACGAGAGTGAAACTGAACGAATCGGCAGGCACCCCGTTCAACAGCATCTCCTGGCCGCCCTGCGCGGTGGATACGTTGAACGTAAACTTGTCGCTGTTGTTGCCGTGGTTTTTCTCGTCTGCTGAGTAGGCCATGTCGATGAAACAGCCTTGTTTCCATATGGTAGTTTGCATTTTATTGCTCCTCTGATCCGTCTTGATTTCAAATTCAACCCGACATATACTTCGGCCAACAACACCCGCCACGCCTCTGATTCAAGCGCACCCCGGCGGGTTTTTATTACTCCTCTGAATCGTTAGGTTCGCCGTGGTCGGCTTCGTGGCAGTAGTCCGGTGGTGGCGTTTGGTCGCTCGGGTCTACCCAAGACGGCGCTCCGCAGAACAGGCATTTGTAGGGTGGTGTTTGGGGTTCCATTTTCTCCTCCTGATTGAGTTGTTAGTTTAGCACAAGCTAAAGGGTTGGTCTATCAGTCTTTGCGATATCGCGTGGCGGAGTACCCGGCTGCGGCCAGCGGTAGTCCGGTGGCCCAGGGCGGGACGGTGGACATGATCGCGCTTAGACCTTCGACAGTAAACTCATCAGAATCAGGGACTTCGCTCACGATTTCATCATGGATTCTCATAACAATTTCGTAGCCGGCGGCTTCCGATGGGGCGTAGGACGAGACGAACACATTGCGCGCGGTGGCCTGGACCACGTTTTCAAAAAGTTTTGCCCCGTTTGTCGTTATTCGGCACCACTTTTTCGAAAATTGGTTTATCCCCATGAAAGATAGGTCGCCGCTCTCTTCTATCTTCGCCTGCGGGTAGCACAGGTAGCTGCCATCCGACAGGCGAATCCGTACCCACCCCTTAACAAATTGGAGTTTCAGTTTACGGGCGACGATCACCTCGCCGGGGGAGAGGATAGCGGCGGCGAAGGCTTCGCCAAGCTCTTTCCAGTACGACGACACGGCAGGGTGCGCTTGGCGCCACAATATCTTGAAGGAGTTGCAGACTATGTATGCCTTGTCCGTCAGGTTATACTTCGGCAGGCCTTTCTTCTCGGCCCAGTGCATGAACCCTTCAGAGTCTTTCAGGGTCTCCATTGGGATCGCGCCAATGGCATTGTCGGCCATCTCGTCGAGGTCGATATTGAACGCCGTGGCGAAGGCGAAGAACGCCCCTACCCCGCCGCCGAAGCCACAGGCCAGCTCAAGCACTTTACCGAGAGTCCGTTGCTGCTTAGTTACCTTTCGCGGGTCTACCCCGAAAGACTTACCGTAGGCAACGTGGTAGAGATCCTGGCCTACCCGCTCGTAACCACCTTTTCCGTCGGGTATTGTATTGCCCTGCTCGTCTAGTGCGAGGGTATCGAAATCTCGGAAGGCTTGCGTCTTCCAACCCTCGTCCGCCAGCCATGCGACAACGCGCCCCTCGATATTCGAAAGATCGGCCACAACTAACTTCCTCCCCGGAGGGGCTATGAAGCTACCACGGATGCAGTTGGACAACAATCCCATCACGTCAGCGAAGAAGAATTCGGCAGAATCGTGGAGCACGGCCTCGATACCCGTAGCTAGGTACGCGTCTATCTCTTCGTCGGTAGGGTAGCGGACGGGCTTGTGATCTTTGAAGGAGATATCGGCCCACTTCGCTATGGAAACAGGGTCTGTTTTAACCAAATTTTGTGTCTGCACCAAGCGACCTGAGTTTGATACGATCCGCCCATTCGCCATGAATCTGTTTTTTGGCCCTGCGTTTATTATGTCGTAGGTTCGCATTCCTCTTCTTTCGCGTTTTCGGCTTTTAAGGCCGCGTTGTATGCTTTTTGCTGAACGGATTTAGCCAATCGCCTTTCCGCTGTCCAGTACACGTCGAACGATTTGCTCTGCTGCTCTAGCCGGAAGTCGTGGTCGATGTGCTTCCTAGTTTCCGCCAATATAGCGTCCCTCTTAGCCAGCTCATCCGGTGTGAGATTGGCGTTTCGCCTCTTCAGCGATTCTGAAATCTTTTTGCCTATCTCGGCTATCTGTTCTGGGGTACGTTGTGCCCACTGCTTTTTCGCTCCGCGTTTAGAAGAGGCTGACTTCTGTTCCAGCATTTCCGGTGTGGCATTATCCCACCGAAGGCGTTGCGACAGGGCCATCTTGGTGCAGGCTTCTGGAGAGTGGTTCTTGCCCTTGTTGTACGCGGGTTTACCCGTAGACACTAACCTCGCCGCTTCGGTGGCCTTTTTCTGAATCCTCTCGGCTTCCTCTGGGTTTTCCTCGCGCCACTTCGCCGCCCGAGCAGGGAATTTTGCCCAATTCTCCAAGTGCAGTTTGCTCATCTTCATGGACAGCGAGAGTTTCTTACCGTAAGCAGCTTTCCACACAGGATCTTCCAGCTTTTTTACGAAGGCCTCTCTCGCGGCCAACAAATCGCCATCCCCTCCTGGAGATAAGTTATACCCTTTCGGATGTGCTGCGATCTGCCTTATTTCTTCGGCAAACGCCTCTTCGGAAGTTTCGTGGGTAGAAAGTACCTCGACCACGAAACTGTCGAATCCGTATTTTCGAATAGCGGCTGAAAGAGGGTGTTTCATTCCGTTCAGGGCTTTTACCACGTGCTGACGGACGCGTTCTTTAACGGGCTGCCCGGTATACCCCACATATGTTCTCCCGCTAGGCGATGTCAGCCTGTATATCGAAAATATCTGTGCCATTTCCCCTCCAGAGTTTCAAATCTTTTCTCTTGGCCTCTCCAAGAGATACAGATTCTGAGGTTGAAATATACACGTTATGTTCTGCGGTTGCAACAACCCCATCGTGGGTGATAACAGCTTTGTCCCCGCTGAATACGACCCCTTCGTGGGCAACCCACCTGTCGCCGTCCCAAACCTCGTCAGTCAACCTTACGTCCTGGATACGCTTCGACATTACCACGCCGAAGCGTGTTCTAACTTTAACTTGCGTGTTCTCAGCTAGGCATTCACGTTTGGTCCTGCCGGCGCCACAGAATTGGATCGTCCCCCGCAGGCGCCCATCGCTAGACACGCCCTTAATCAGCGTGCTGTATTTGGCTACCGCTGTAGACGACGATTGGAGGCGGATGTGAAGTAGATAGCGTAAATCATCGGGGATGTCGGATTCAAGCAGCTTCTCAACGGTAGCCTTGCGCATATCGTCCAAACTGATACCGTACTCCGTCAAAATGTGCTCCAGTACAGCGTCCCGCTGCGTCGCAGCCTGGACTTCTTCGTTGGTCGCCTCCCGGCAGCGCACCGCCAGCGCCGCTTTCGCGCGATCAGCAGCCCGGACAGCCGCTTGGGCAAACGGAACGTCGATCGCCACGCCACGTTGGTTGATCCGTTGGTCTAGTTCCCACAGCTTACGCTCGCCGTTGTTCGGGTTGGGATAGTTCCACTTTGGCAGGCGCTTATACACCTCTCGCATCGCCGTGATGTCCGCCTTGGCGTACTCGCAGTAGGCGGCCCACTGTGTCGGGTGCGTGAGATGGGTAGCCCGACCAGGCCACGCGGCTTTCAGGCGTTCGATCTCTGCCTTGCGCTGCGCTGGAGTTCCGAAAGTCTTGCCTACTGAATGCTTGAACGGCTGGGGCTTGCAGAAGAGCATCATCAGCGCCCTGCCGGTTTTATGTTTCGCCTTGTCAGTAGGTACGCCCAAGATGTCGCAGAGAGCGTCTAGGCCCCCTGGGAGGCCGTGACTGAGGGCTTGGACCATCGTGTCCAAAACCCTCTCGGGCGGGATGACGATACCCAGCGCGAAACGGAAAACCGTGGTGTCGAATCCGCTGTTGTGGATGCCGATCTCCTGCTCTGGGTCGTCCAGCGCGGCCTTTAGGTCGGCAGGCATCTGTTCGCCAGAAAGCACGTCCCACAGCAGGACTTCACCGCCTCCGAAAGCGTAGGTCACGATCTCGACTTCCGCCGATTCGGCGTACTTCCAAGTGCCGTCTTTGATCGGGGTCTCGGAGTACGTCTCCGAATCAAGCCAGAGGATTTCTTTTTTCATATCCAAGCCAACCCCGCTTGACTCTCGTGCATAAACAGTTTTTCCACTCTTGCCTCCTGCCCGTTTTTGGTGTGCATGTCCGTTTTCGTGCCGATCGCTTTTACGCAAACAAAATCGTCAGGGGCCGCGTATTCGCTGACCACCACGGTATTCGCTTTCGCCCACGCCCTCATGGTCGCCCAGAACTCAGCAGAGTCGAAGGCGCCCACCGCACCGTACCCTGTGGTCGAGGCGTAAGGCGGGTCGCAGTAGACCAGAGCATTGGCTGGGGCGGCCTCGCTGTATCCCCGATGGGTGAAGGAGACGCCCTTGAGTGTCTTATTCTTCTTGACAAGGCTGCTCGCGGCGTTGGCGGCGTAGTTGCGCCCGCTGTTGTCGCGGGCGTAACCGCCGAACCACTTACCGCTAAACGAACACCCAAAACCCACAAACGCGGTGAGGGGGTCGCCTGTTGGCTGGGTTTGCTGGTACAAGGCGTACTCTTCCTCGCTGATCCACTTCGGCGGCTCCCAGCCGTCCTGCATAGCCTTGTGGAGAACAACGAGGGCTCCGTTCGCGTCTGAAGCGTGGCGTTCACCCTTCATGCCTTGTGTGACCCAGCAAGCACCACAGAAAGGCTCGACAAATACCTGATCCGTCAAGCGTATGCGCTCAAGGAACGCACAAATCTCTTTGTATGTCCTCGCCTTTCCTCCTAAATAGCGCATCAGTTCGCACCGCCCGACACCCGAACCGCAGCCCGGTGAATGTAAGCGTTAAACCAGCGCCTGATACAGTAGCTTCGAACCAACGAAACCACAGTAAAGATCGCCCCGATCCCGAACTGGCTGCTCAGAGGTACGTGAATCCCGAACCACGGGAACACGATCACCTGTGTGGCGAAGGCGATAAAATACCCAATTAGGATATTGGCGAGGCTTTCGATCAGAGAACCTAGTCGGGATTGGGTCACTTTACGACCCCCCACTGGTTGTTGCGCCCGTAAGACTCGCGCTTTACGCGCTGGTTGTATTTTTGCAGGTGCGTTGTGGAATCCAAAGCCAGACTCTCTTTACGTGCCGCTTCTTCGGCGTCATAGGCCCTCTTGTCGGCGGCATCGCGGCGGGCGTCTACCGTGGACGATAGCAGACTGAATAGAACGTCCCCCTTCGTTGCGCCGTCCCACAGCCGATTAGATAGCGCAGGTATGTAGGCCGCGACGAAGCGGCGGGCGGTGATCTTGCTGCTTCTGCCGACTGGAAACCGCCGTATCTGTGTCGCATCTACTGTTCTAGGGTGCTGATCCCAGAACATAGCCATAAGGTTACCCATGGGCGCATCAGCGAACCAACCCTTCACCAGTATGTTGTCCCACGTCATCTGTTCGTAGCTGTCGGGCGGGAGTTTCATCTCGTCAAATCCTCAAAAAGATTACCGTTCATCTTGTCCACGCGCTTCTGATCGCAGACGTGCTTTTCACCCTTGGAACCGTAAAGCACAAAACGCCCGTCACAATCCTCCCAGTGCAGACCGCCCTGGCCGCAGAACTTGCACTCGGCGGTCTTGGGCTCGCCTTGGTCTTCGTACTCGTAGGGGTCGAAGTAGCTCACAGCACCACCCTCGCGCTGACGCCAGAAATTCGGTAGTCGTCGTCCGCAGAACCGACGGCCTGGAAATGGTGGAAAGTAACCGACAAGTCGCTCACGGATTCGCCGGTTTTGCCGCGGAATTCTTGGGTTTTAGTTTGAAGGAAACGCAATATCTCGTGCTCCAGCACGGTCTTCGCTTCCCGAATATCTTTGATGTCCATTTTCTATTCTTCGATTTCGGGCATGATAATTCTCACTTCACCAAACAGCACCTCATGCACCGCAGCGCCGGTCTCGTCGTGTCCGACGCGCCCGTTCGGGTCGAGAAGCAGGACTTCTGCTGTGCCGGCCTCTTCGTCGGCGGTTACACACCCACTCAGTGGTTTGCCGTTCAGGGTGACGCTCGCCGTGTGGCTTCTCCAGTCGTAGTCAGGGTCCTTCGGGTCTGCTGATATTCTCATTGCTGTTCCTCCAAGTAAGGTTAAGCCGATTGCTCGAATTGATCCGTTTTGTTTTTACGCAGCGCCGGACATTGCCACCTTGTGCTTCGCGTAATCAAACACTTTTGCAGGCCGCGAAGCGACTGTGGATAAGAGCCTGTGTACCCCGAGGCTAGTCGGAGTCTAAGAATGCGTCTGCCCTGCTTGTTCTTTGGTGCTAAAGGTGCTTCTGCGGCGTGACACCAATGCCCTGCTCCGTAAATGGAAGTCTACCTCGCATTCGATCACGCCGCAGAAGCACCCTCTTACGAGGGCACTGATTGTTAGACCATATCTTCGTCTGCTGCGTCGCCCAGGTCTTCGAAATCGCCATCGGCTACAACTGCGCCGCCGCTGAAGGCTTCGCCATCCTTGGCGAACTGGATGCCGACCAGGGTGCAGCGGACGGTTTGACCAAATTTATTATTTTGGCTCCAAAG